GGCAATGAATTATATACATTGTTAACTACTGGGCAAACTGTATGGTTAGACAAAGACCTTGCAAACAGTAGTAAAGTAGAAGTAGTTAGCCAAACACCAAAAAGAATGTTTACAACAGTAACAAGCAATGGCGGATTAGACTCTTGGGAAGTAATGACTTATAGATTAACCGCCTTGTAGTTAACGTACTTGTATATGATTTTGTAGGCATAGACAAGCACTAAATAACGATTAAACACTTACTTAAAAGACAAGAAATAAATATTGAAATATTAACCAACTGCCTATAAATTATATACTTTGTTATATGCTGGGCGGTTTTAAAAGACAAAAAGATGAAAATAATAGACAAGATTTTAATTATTGCAATGGGATTACTTATATGTTTTAAAGTAAGTTGGGAAACACCACTGCCTTTGATTGGTTTAATACCAATTATTTATGCAATAATTTATTTAGTAAGGTGTGGTTTATATGAGGATTTGTAGCCTTGCATATAACATTTCTTGGCTATGATTAGTAGCGTGGGTTAATAACTAAAATTTATAAAAATGAAACTAACAGCAGAAGAATTAATAAATAAGCACTTAGAATTAGTAGGCGGAAAATATCAAGGCATAAAAGACGGGAACGTTTACGAAGCTTGTATAAACGCAATAAATGAAGCTATTAATTATAGCCAGTGTTGTAAAAGCGATAGCGAGCAGTTAGTTTGTGAAAAATGTAACGGAACTGGTGGTTATAGCTACACTGATGAAATAGGTTTTAACTACAAGACTTGCGAGTGCCAAACAAACTAATTGTTTACAACGGACGAGTGTATGAGCAGTAGCCAACACATAAGTAAGTAAATAATAAAAAAAATAAATATTAAACAACTGCAATAGTAAAAACGCCTAACGGCTATTGCTTATACACATTGTTAGGCACAGTTAATTATGTTACTAAAAATATATAAATCGATGCTTGAAACAGCACAAAACCAAAGAATACCAAAATATATAGAAATGACCTTCCATATAGACAAAAACCAGAGTAAAACTTTTTGGGAAGATGAATCATTAAAAAACGAACACGAAATGTTATTTGATGAGTGGGATAATAAAGGTGATAGCAGATATACAAAAAAGTTTTACGGTGTTACATACGCTATCCAATTTAATCATAGATAGCCTTATTGTGCCTAACACGTAATAAGAACACATAAACAATTTAACCCTTATGAATACTACAACAAAAGAAAACAAAGAGTTTAAAAGTGAACTGTTTTACAAGAGTTTTAAGACTGAAAGGTTGAGAAGTGAACTAGAAAAAGAAGCAAAGAAGGCTATCTCAATAAGAAAAGAAAACACAACTCAAAAAGATGTAGCCGAAACAATAGATTATTCATTAACTAAAGTTAAGCAAATAGAGAATGGGACTTGTAAAGATATAGACGCAATACTTAATTATATAAGCTATCTTAACTTTAAGGCAGTAATAGTAATTAATTAATAAATTTTAACATATAAACAATTAAATAATGAACAAAAAAAACTATCTTAGCAATCTGTTTGACAGTGCTCTTTCTTCTGACGGAGTCTGTAAATACGTTGATAATTCAGGGATTAATGTTGTTTTTAAGGGTGTAAAAATAACTAAATCAAATAAAGGTGATATACTTTTGAAATCAACAGAGACAGATTTTTATATAGATATTGATGATTGTGAACATGACATAAAAACAAAGGATCATTTTAAAAGTTTTGCTTTGAGATATTCTTTAGATAGGTGTTACAAGACAATAAATATGATATCAAAACTCATAGCTAATGAAATGGAGAGTAGAAGGAACTATAAAAAAATTATTTTTTATAAAGGATTAAGAAAATATTATTTAACTAAAATCACAAATATAAATGCAAGTATTCGAGAAATTAAAGAAAAAGAATGTTAAAAAATACATTCAAAAGAAAGGTAAACAAGATTACATTCCATGGGCGAATGCATGGGGTATGTTAAAGGATGAGTTTCCTAAGGCTAGAAGAAAAGTTTATGAGGATCCAGAGACAGGCCTTAATTACTTCCATGATGGCAGAACAGCTTATGTAAAAGTAGGGGTTATTATTGATGATATGGAAGAGATTGATTATTTACCTGTTATGGATTTTAGGAATAAGTCTATCCCTGTAAATGAAATAACTTCTATGCATGTAAACAAGACTATACAAAGATCAACAGTCAAAGCTATTGCTCTCCATGGATTAGGATTAGAGCTTTGGGCAGGGGAAGACATAGAGTCGGGAGACACTTCTTCTGTAGTGCCTGACAAGAAAGGAGTAAAGAAGCTTATAACGCTAACAAAAGGTGATAAAAATTGGGGAAAAGTTTTAAGTTACATCGATCAGAACCCGAAATCAACAATAGACGCGTTAGTCAAAAATTTAAGAAGTAAATATCAAATATCAAAAGAAACAAAAAATGAGCTTAAAAAACACCTTGAATCGATTAAATAATGATAAAGACTACTATGGGAGTTTTGGTAAGAAGTATCTATCAAACTCAGACATAGATGTGTTACTATCGAACCCTAGAATGTTTGGACGTGAAAGAGAAACAACGCTGCCTATGGTCCAAGGCAGATACTTCCATGTAGCGATGTTGGAGCCACATAAAATAAATGACTTTGATATTGTTTCAGCAAGCACAAGAAATACTAAGATATACAAGGAAAGAGTTTCGTCTTCTGAAGAAAATATATTACTATTAGAGAAAGAAGTGGACGATTTAAATAATTGTATTAATGCAATGAAAAGTAATTTTTTCTTCTTCGAAAATATATACAATGATAGTAATGAATACGAAGTCCCCATGATCACGGAGATATTTGGCAAAGAGTGGAAAGGAAAGGCTGATATAGTTACTGATGATTGTCTTATAGATATAAAGACGACAGGTGATATAGATAGTTTTAAGTATAGTGCAAAAAAATATAACTACGACAGTCAAGCATGGATATATGAGCAATTATTTGGTAAACCACTAGTGTTTTATGTGGTATGTAAAAAGACGCTTAGATTAGGCGTTTATGAACCTACAGATGAGTTTTTGTCTGGAGGTAGAGCTAAAGCTGAGAAGGCGGTGCAAGTCTACGACCGATTTTTTTCAGAGGATTCAAATGAAAACGTGGACAATTATTTTATAACAGAAAAATTATTTTAATTATGGCAAGTTTAAATTCACTTTACATCAAGAAAGAAACACTAGAAACACTAGTAAAAACGTTAGAAAAAAAGGGCGATAAAGGCGTTGAATTAACGATGAGTATCAATGACGAGGGTAATGAATATTTCCAGAACGTCAGTGCTTACGTGTCTCAGTCAAAAGAGCAGAGAGAAAACAAGAGCCCTAGGTTCTATGTTGGTAATGGTAATACGTTTTGGACAGATGGTGTGATTGAGGTTGTTAAGAAACCAAAACAAGATGAGGTAAACTCATCAGAAATAAAAAACAAACCTGAATCATTCGAAGAAGATGGTGACGATTTACCGTTCTAAATTCTAAAAAAGTAATTTTTGTAAACGGGTCTGAAAATGGCCCGTTTTTTTAATCTATAAGTCATAAATAATGGATAATTTAATAAGTATAGCAGAAGATAAAACCTTAACCAAAGAGGAACGTATAAGTATATTGTGTAGGATTGACACCTTCAATCACACAGAGCTAGGGTCGGACAGTACTGATTCAGAAAGAGCTGAAGTTAAAGAACAACAAAAGATAATCGATAAATTAATAAAAGACTTAGAGAATGAGTGATTCAGTTAAAAAATACAACGAAATACTAAACGAAGAGAAATCAAGCCTACCTAAACCTTTTGTAGTGAATAATATTAAACCCAAACATTACGAATTAATGGGGGTTGAGGTTAAGGATATACTAGAAGAGGTGCTAGATAAGATTGAGGTAAGCGAATTTAACATGTCTTTGAATGAGGCTGGTTGGTACCAGCAAGCTATGCAATACTTCCTTAGATTTTACGCTAAGAATGGAGTAGAGGATTTAGAAAAAGGGATTGAATCAATGAAAATAATGATAAAAAGCATGAAAAATGAATGAGCTGAGAAGCGTTATTATAAAAACACTTGGTTATGATCCATTAAAAAAAACAAGGAAGGATGAGTATGTGTTTTCTAGGGCTATTTTTATAATAATTTCAACAAAAAAATTGATGAAAGATTATAAATCGATATCTGACTTTTTGGGGATTAGCAGGTCTAGTATATACAATTACATAGATAACGTTATACCTTACGTCAAGTCTTCTAGAAAGGAATCATTGCAAATGGTAATAGATAGTTTTGAAGGCGTAGAGGTTGATGATGATGTTGATTACAAAGAAATGTACTATAAATTAAAATGTGAAATGAATGGTAACGATATTTAAGAACATAAGAGAGACATCGACTCCCTTTTACAGGTCTGTTGACTTCTGTCTTAAAAGAATAAAAGAGGGTGACTCTAAAGAAATAATAGAGAGAGTACGTGTAGAGCCTGATAAGAATAAAAGAAATGACATCAAAAAAGAGCTGCCTGCTGTTTGTTTTTCGGGTAAGTTCACAAGAAGAGCTGACGATGCTATAATTGAGCATAGTGGGTTCATGTGTTTAGATTTCGATGATTATGATTCTGAAGAGGCCATGAAAGAAGAGAAGAATAGAATCATACAGGATGATTATGTGTACTCTTGCTTTGTTAGTCCATCAGGTGAGGGTCTTAAGGTTTTGGTTAGAATACCAAAAGACATAGACGATCATAAGAGGTACTTTAATGCACTAAAGGATCACTTCGGAAGCGAACACTTTGACAGTACATCTAAAAACATATCTCGCGTGTGCTATGAGAGTTATGATGATGATTTATACATTAACATAAACTCAAAAATATGGGATAAAAAGTCTGAGCATGAGTATAGGCCAGTAGATAGACAAACCGAGAAGCCTACGGTGCCAATAACTGACGAGAATAAGATTGTTGAAATACTTATGAAGTGGTGGACTAAAAAGTACGGTTTGGTCGAAGGTGAGCGGAACCATAACGTGTATATATTAGCGTCTGCATTCAACGATTATGGTGTTAACAGGTCCTTAGCTGAGTATATTATAGGTCAAATGGAGCAACCAGACTTCAAGAGAAGTGAGATAATGAACACTATATCTTCAGCCTACAGTAATACATCTAACTTCGGAACAAAGTATTATGAGGATGAGATTGTTATGTCTAAGATAAAGAGGGAGTTGAATAAAGGAAAATCCCCGAAAGACATAAAAAAGGAGATGCCAAATCTTCCCGTAGAAGAAGAGATATTCGACGATGTAATTAAAGACGCTGAAAAGGAATCGAATATCAGGAAGTTTTGGACAAAATCAGACAAAGGCGTTATAAAAATAATTCATTATCAGTTTAAGGATTTTTTAGAGGAGTACGGATTCTATAAGTATGCACCTCACAATAGTGATAAGTACATATTTGTTAGGGTGACTAATAATCTTATAGATAAGGCCAATGAGGAAGAGATTAAAGACTTTACTTTAAAATATTTAGAAAAATTTGATGACTTATCTATATATAACTATTTTGCTGACAAGACAAGGTTTTTTAAGGAGGATTTTCTATCTTTACTAGATACTGTAAGGGTTCATTTCGTGAAAGACACTAAGACTTTTAGTTACATATATTTCAGGAATTGTGCCCTGAAAGTGACACGTGATGATATCGTAAAAGTGGATTATGTTGATTTGAACGGATATGTTTGGAGGGACCAAGTTGTTGATAGAGATTTCGATTTCTGTGACTCAAGTGATTGCGACTTCAAAAAGTTTATCCATAATATAGCAGGGAACGAAGACAAGAGGATTGATTCATTGGAATCAACGATTGGCTTTCTTATGTCAGGTTACAAAGACCCAGGCTATTGTCCAGCTGTTATATTAAATGATGAGGTAATAACTGATAATCCAGAAGGAGGAACAGGTAAAGGCTTGTTTGTTCAATCTATAGGTCAAATGAAGAAGGTCGTTGCATTAGATGGAAAGATGTTTAAGTTTGATTCTCAGTTTGGTATGCAAACAATATCTACAGACACACAGGTGGTTTCTTTTGATGACGTTAAGAAAGGTTTTAATTTCGAGAATCTTTTCTCTACCATAACAGAGGGTATAACTATTGAAAAAAAGAATAAAGACGCAATTAAGGTTCCATTCAGTGAGTCGCCTAAGATTATAATCACAACTAACTACGCCATAAGAGGTAAAGGTAATTCCTTCGAAAGAAGGAAGTGGGAGCTTGAGTTTAAGAAACACTATTCTATAGACTTTACTCCAGTTGATGAGTTTGGAAAAAGATTTTTTGACGAATGGAGTGAGGACGAGTGGTGTTCTTTTGATAACTACATGATAAATAATCTTCAATTCTACTTAAACAGCGGACTAGTTCAGTCTGAGTTTAAGAACTTGCAGATAAGAAAATTAGCATCAGAAACTTGCCATGAATTCATTGAATGGTGTGGAATTATTGATGGAGTTCAGGGTACTGATGAGCTTAGTTTCAATAAGAAACTGTTTAAAGACAGTCTGTACAATGATTTTGTAAAAGATAACCCTGACTTTGGACCTAAAGCTAAAAGAACAATATCTAGGATTGCATTCTATAAGTGGCTAAACGCTTATGGTAATTTTTTCTCTGATGTTACTATTTTAGATGGAAGAGCAAGAGAAGGACGTTGGATTGAATTTAGAAATAAAGATTATGAGCAAGAAGAAACAGATGAAGAAATACCCTTTTAGTATAGATGATTGGAGGTGGTGTGTAAAAAACGACTTTCAAATATATCTATACCCTGCACCAAGAAAAAGGTACAGAATAGCTGTTAGAAGGAAAGGGATTACAACGAAAGGTAAAGACTTCATATTTCAATCAGGGCTTAAAATAGAAAGCCGTGAAATGGTTGGAGATGTTGAGTTTAAAGATGCTAGAGAGGCATCAGATTATGTTCCGTTTGTTTATAAAAAAATAAGAGAAAAGTATGAACAGAAGTGAAAAAATAAAAGAGATGGTTGATTTTTATATGAGTGTTTCAGGAATAGATTACACTAAGTATTTTAAAGATATGGACAATACTTCAATAAATCAGTATTATATTTGTATTTATGAACTTGATAGACAGTTGAGCGATGGAATTTAGGGATTATCAAAAAAGAATAATAAAAGAAGGTTCTTCCATCCTTAGAAATAAAGGTATGCTTTATTTGTCTATGGAGGTGAGAACTGGCAAGACTTTGACGTCATTAGGCATAGCTGATGATTGTGAACATAAGTGTGTATTGTTTATCACTAAAAAGAAAGCTATATCAAGTATAGAGGACGACTATAAGTTATTGAATCCTTCTTTTGAAATGTACACTATAAACTACGAGAGTTTACATAAGATACCTGACAAGAAGTATGATCTAATCATACTAGATGAAGCACACTCTATGGCTAAGTATCCAAAACCTAGCAACAGAGCCTTAAGGGTTAAGTCTATAATGGAAAAGTATAAACCTAACGCTATACTTTTATCAGGAACTCCTACCCCTGAAAGTTTTAGTCAAATGTATCATCAAGTGTACAGTATACCTAAAAACCCATTCAGAGGGTACTCTAATTTTTACAAGTTTTCTAAAGATTACGTAAACGTGACCAAGAGAATGATTGCTGGAAACATGGTGAATGATTACTCTAAGGGAAAGGATAGTATCATAGAAGAGATGAAGCCATATACTATATCCTACACTCAAAAACAAGCAGGTTTCACTTCTAAAATAGAGGAGAAGATACTGAACGTAAGAATGTCTGATCAGACCTATGATTTAGCCAAAAAACTAATAAAATATCTTGTTATAGAAGGAAAAGAAGAGGTTGTTTTGGCCGATACAGCTGTAAAATTGAAGCAAAAGCTTCATCAGATATTTAGTGGTACTGTTAAGTTTGAGTCAGGCAACAGTATGGTTATCGATACATCTAAAGCTGATTTTATTAAGAAAAACTTTGAAGGTTCTAGGATAGGTATATTTTATAAATTCAAAGAGGAATTGAACGTGTTGCGTCAAGTTTTTGGTGCAGAAAACTTGACAACAGAGTTAGATGTGTTCAATGAAACAGACTGTCAAGCTATAGCTCTTCAAATAGTTAGTGGAAGAGAAGGTATATCATTAAGACAAGCTGATTACTTAGTGTTCTATAATATAGACTTTAGCGCCACTAGTTATTGGCAAGCAAGAGATAGAATGACCACAAAGGATAGGCTAAAGAATAAGGTGTATTGGATTTTCTCAGAAGGAGGAATAGAGGAGAAGATATACAAGCAAGTGATAAAAAAGAAAGATTATACATTAAGACATTTCAAGAAAGATTATGAAAAGTAAATACAAATACGTTCAGATAGAGAAAAGAGGTGATAAAGTATATTATCGAAGAAGAGCCATGAGAGGTTACGGAGATAAAAGATACGAGAATGAAAAAGAAGCAGCTAAGTCTGCTGACTTAATTTTAATTAAAAACAGAGAAGAACCAGTAAATATATATAAAAGAAAATGAAAGAGTTTAATTTAATCAGACAATGGGCGGAAGAAAGAAATCTTATAAAAGGAGCTACGCCAGCCTCGCAATCAGAAAAATTATTCGAGGAGTGTGGAGAGTTGGTTAGGGCCATGATAGAGAAGAATATAAACAATCAGAAAGACGCTGTAGGAGATATTATAGTTGTTTTGACTATACTCATGAAGCAAGAGGGTGTTGATGTAGAGGAGTGTATAAGGATAGCCTACAACGAGATAAAAGACAGGACAGGAAAGATGGTAAACGGAGTTTTTGTAAAAGATAAAAAATAGATAATGAAAGAACAACAAGAAATAGCAAAGCAGGCTATACTGCAAGGGAGTATATTTGTAGAGTTGCTAGAAGAATTAAATGCTAAGCAACAACTTAAACAACAAATAAACAGAACAATAAGTATGATGGAGAAATATTTATTACCTTCGTATGATGCCATACATAAAGAAGACAGTCAAATAACACTAGGCATGTCTAAGCAGTATGAGAAATCAATAGAATGGATGGTAAAATCACCTATAGAGAAACAACTTCAACTGTTTAAAAAAATAAACGAAGAAGATGTCAATGGAAATGAAACTATAAACCTAGAAAAATTTGAATAAAATGTTAGAAACAGGAGAAAACTTAATTGACATATTTGGATCTAAGAACAACGCATTAGTTGCTATTGACTATGCAATGTACTTTGCTACATCAGAAAATAAATCTTATTTAAGATCTAAAAAAAAGGAGATTGAAGAAATCAGATAAGCTAAGATTAGATTGGGAGTCAAAGGGATACTACGTCATAAACTTAGTAAAGACTAATAAGAATGGTATCCCTGATTACCTAGCTTTAAAGGAAGGTGAACCGCCTATTTTTATAGAGAGTAAGGAGAAATGGGACAGGTTAAGTCAATTACAAAAATTCAGAATAAAAGAACTCATAGACCATGGTTACAAAGTTTTTATCAACGATAAGGAATTTATTAAAGAAGAAAAAGAAGAAAACAGAACAAGTCTCTTCTGAAGAAGAAAAAACAATAGAGTTTATAGCTATGCCATCGGTCGAGAAGGCGGAGTTACTGATAGATATAAGCCCTGTAATATTATCAAACATAGATAAGATTTCAGCAGATGGACACCCTGAACAGTATATTGTTATAATAGAAAGTACTAATGAAAAATATTTTGTATCATTTGATGTAGAAGACTATTTTTTTACTTTTTACGTCATAGACGAACTTGATGATGACGAGTTCCTTGACTTATTTAACGATAAATTAGAAATACTCAAGTAAAATGAATAAAGAGAAGTATTTACACTTATGTAAAGAGAAGTCATGCAAGCTAATAACAGAGGCTTGTGATTTTTATAGTAATAACAACATCCAAGAGGCTACAATGTATATGCAAGAATTAGATGAAGTTCTCAGGGATTTAAAAGAATCATTTAGAGATGAGATTTAATGAATTATCAGAAGAAGATAAAGAGTACATAAAGTACATATATTATGAGAAGGAGATGTCTCATGAAGAAAAGATGGAGGTGCTTTCGAAGAAATTTAAGGCCGCTCCCAGAACAATAAGAGATTGGTGGAAAGACAAGTTAGACTTAAACAGAGACTACACGGGTCTACCATCTCAACTAGAAAAAGCCAAGAATAGACTTATAAAGAAGGACACAAATGTTTTATTAGTTACTTCGGCTCAAAATAAAACAGGGGTGAATAAGAAGGCACTTATTAACATGATAAAATACTCTGAGTTTCTCAACAAGAAGGGAATAAAGACGGAGATAGTAGTAACACCATCAAGGTACAGGAATCCTTCTTCACCAATAGAGAACGAAAAGTATAACTCCGAGGAGTGGTGGGTTGATGATGTGGCCCCTTTTTTAGCTTACGGTAAGATAAAGTTCGGAGACACACTTATATCGTCAGACAGCAGGGTTAGGCCAACAGCAAAAGAGCCGTTAAATGGTTATGAGCTTATGGCTTCTGACAACCATTTGATTATATCTCACCCTAAGGTCCACTTCAAGACCTTGCCTAGGTTTAAAGATAAACCGTTGAGAAGTATGGCAACCACAGGCTTTATTACTTACAAAAACTATTCTGATTCTAAGGCAGGAGATTTAGCTTATGAAAACCACTCGTATGGTTTTGTGGTGATAGAAAAAAGAAAGGACGGAACTTGTAGTATACCTAGAAATGTTAAAATAAAGTCTAATGGAGACTTCTGCGATCTATGGTATCAAGTTGTTGACGGTAATGTATCGAGAATAACCCATAGCGAAGGATTCGTTTGGGGTGATATACATGCTGACGTTGTTAATAAGGATTTCGTAGACTTAACTTTGAAGATGTTAAGAGAAAAACTAAAACCAAAGAAACAAGTGCTTCATGATGTTTTCGATGGATCAACAGTGAATCCTCACGAGACAAAAGACTTATACATACAGAGGAAAAAGATAAGAGAAGGCAAGCACTTGATAGATAAGGAGATAGAAGAGTGTATGTCTCTTATTGATATGATTGACAACGACTCTGGCGATGAGTGTGAAACATACGTGTCGCTATCTAATCATGATGTTTTTCTAGATAGAATGGTAAATGATTTCAATTGGAAGAAAGACCTACACAACTCACCGTCTTACTTGAGATTGGCTTATATACAGCAAACAGAAGACATTGAGAAGTACGGTTGCCTTATAGGGTATATTATAAACGAAAAGTTTAAGGGTAAAGTTAAGTACCTTAATTACGGAGAATCATTAGATATTTGTGGATATGAATCTGGCAGTCACGGTGATTTTGGAGCTAATGGAGCTAAAGGAAACTACAAGACATTTAGCAGATTGAACACTAAAATGATTCATGGGCATGGCCACTCACCTATTATTCACAACGGAGTAACAATGGTAGGAGTGACGTGTTACCTTAAGCAGTACTATAATAGGAGAGGTTTAAGCTCATGGGCTTACGCTCACTCCACTGTGCACCCTAATGGTAAAAATCAACTGTTAGTTTTCAGGGATGATTTAACCTTATCTATTATTGATTAAAAAGAAAGGCATCTAATTGATGCCTTTCTGTTTTTTATTTATACTTTTCGATTAATTTCTCGTACTCTTTACCTTTCTTCTTAAGTATCTTATCACCATACCTAACGACAGAGGCTGCTTCTGAAGGAAGAAAACCTGCATTGTATAGTGTTTGAATGAAACTCAAGGACAATAGTGCTGTGTCACTGTTAGGGTCATACTTGCCAGTGGTTTCTCTACCCATAAACTCACTAGTGTATTCACCTGTGATGGATGACTTGATAATGTCATAGTTGTCTATAATTTTCTCTGGGAGAATACCATACATACCGAAATCCTGTAACACAGACTGACCAGGAGAGTCACCATCAAACAGTACAAATGGTTCTTCAGGCTTGACGCCTAACTCTTTCTGTAAAGGAGACAGTTCCTCTTCAGACTGTAAAGACCTAAGCCCTTTGTTCATTAAAGTTAAAGTAGGCTTGTCTAGTACAGGTATTGGAGATAAGTAATCAGAAACAATGTAAGTAGCCTTACCTTTTATCAAGTTATTAATCCTCTTTTCTCTTTCCTCTTCAGGCTCGTCATATCCTAGTATAGAAGAAATAGCTTCGAAAATACCATAACTTATTGATAAAGATATACCATGGAAAGCTATTACTTCTGCCGCTGTAGCCCCTAAGGATCTTAAATGAAACAGCCTCTCTTCTGTCGACATGTTTTTATTAGTAACATTTATAATGTCGGAATGAAGTCTCATTTTTTGATTAATAGCAAAGTTAGCGAAAGGCATTACTGTCTTTCTGATTAGCTGAGGAAAGAAGGAATTATCTTTCATAAAAAGACCTTGCATATCATTATCTGACGTGTTTTGGTTACGAGCAACTTGTGTGTTAGCGTAGTCAGCTATTTCTTGGTCTACTTTGTGATTCTCCCAATCTATCTTAGCTGTTCCGTACTTTTTCTTGTGCATTTGCTTATAATAGGATACCCATGATACTTTCGCTATATATACATCTGGATTAGACAAGAAAGTTGTCATCCACTTGTCACTTACACTTTCAACGTATTGACCTATCTTATTAAGTACTTTTGCGTTACCTTCAGATATGCTTGTGTTTATTTTATTTAAAGAAGAAATAGCTCCCATGTCACGATTAGATACATCTTGACCTGATTCCGAAAGTATTTTTTGTATGGCTTGAGCATTGTTAAAATATTCACCAATATCTAATCTACCTGAATTTATAAATGTATTCAAGGCGACTGGAAGCACCTGTTTTATTGGTTGCGTGATACCACCTAAAGCTTTTGAGGCTCCAAGCCTAGATAATCTATCTAACGTCTTAGAAAGAGCTTTAAGCTCTTTCTCGTCGACATACGAAGACTGCCTTTTATCGTTAACGTATCTCGTTATGATTTTTCGCGCTAAATCGGCATCTTCATCATTGGAGAAAGCGTTATTAAAATCTTTAGTGTCTAATGCCCCTTGTATTTGTCTAACAGTAGCGGCTGTGTCAACATCAATATTAAGACTTGTGAACTGATTAGCCATATTCACGTCAAAGTTTAAGTCTAAGTAATGAGTTGTTGTTACTTGACCGTTTATCTCTGTTTTAGGCAAGGAGTTGCTTATTTTAGCTTTCATCAAGTTGCCTGACTCCTTCTTGTACAAATAGTTGTCAAGATTAAATGTCTCTATTAAATCCTTAGACTTTTTAGGAACTCCTGCTACCTTTTTGAAAACTCTAGGTGTGTAGTTTTCTTCTTGATTTAATAACTTATTGTAAACAGACTCACTTACCTCTCTGTACTTGTCGTAGTCTTTTTTGAATGCATCAACCCAAAAATCAACAGCTTTTAAATTATCTTCGCTCATTCTAGATCTAACCTCTTCTACGCTATTAGCATCACTTAATAACTCATCATATACTTCTTGATATTTCTGACCTTTTTTTACCTCTCTTTTGTCTCTTGATTTCAGTAATGACTCATAGCTTTGTTTGATCATGTTTTTCATGTACTCAAACTGAGTAGATGGGTCTAGGTCTGAGTCTAATGCCTCTCTGTATATAACAGACAACAAACCTCTGCTGTATATGTTTTTATCAGAATGGAAATCTTTAGATTTCTTAAACATATCTAGGTAACTATTAATCACAAAGTTTGACTTGTTTTGAGATCGGTTTGCTTGCTGTTTCATTTTACTGAATCCAATAGTGTCAAGGAATTTTTGAGAGTTCTCTACACCAAATATAGACTCAAACATTACATTAATACTAGTAAGATAACCTCCCTTTACTCTGCCGACAGATTTACTCCAAAAAAACCTAAGAGGCCTAGCTTTTCCTTTAAAGTTAGACATTCTTCTGGCACCCATGGCTGTAGAAAGCATTGTCTCCAAGCCTCCGTAAGTACCATTAGATATCATGTTCATTATACCAAAGTTTACATCTGACAAGAACTCTAAATTAAGACTGTTCTTATCTATGTTAAGGAATAATCCCATCAAATCTTTAGCTTTGCTGTTGAAGTTTATTTTTTGTCCAGTGAAAGGATCTTTCCCTGTTTTTAGAATTTGTTTTATGAGTAATCTGTTTATGTCAAAATTCTTGATCATTCTAGCCCTGGCAATCTTAAGCCTTTCAGTATCTACTACACCTGACTCTTTTTGAGATTTTATTATCTCCATAACCTCATCATAGGTCATACCATCAATATCGTTTTCTTCTTCGAACTTAGACACAACCTCTTGCTCTATTTTTTTTCTTTGAGATTGCAGTGCTTTTTCAGTGTAAGAATTAACCTCAGACAAGCTGATTCCTTTTTGAGACAATCCTTCCTTAATTTTCTTGCCAATCTCAATATAAGCGTCAATATCACCTACCATAGATGGGTTTATTTTTCCATACTCTTTAGCGGCACGGTGAATATTTACGTCTATACTTTTATTTCCTTTCTTGGCCCTAGCCCTTAGATTATTAGCTTCAGATAGTTTTTCTCTATAATTAGACTTTGTCATTACGTTTTCCATGTAATTTAAAAAACGATCGACCATCACAGGGTTATCCACATTTACAGAGTTTATTCTTTTCTGTATAGCGTTTAGTTTCTTGTTATCAATCTTACCTGTTTTCTTTAATATATTAGAGACGTAGGCTGATAGATTTTTTCTTTTAGATTTAATGTCTAACTTCGCTTTCCTTTCTGCACGTGCTTCTAATCTTATTTGATCCTTAAGAGAGGCGACCTCATCTACTGTTATTCGCTTCCTTTTTCTACCTAATATCTTGTTAACAGATATGTTTTTAGGTTGCTTTTTCCCTGCTTTATCATGAATGTCTCTTACGGCTGATTCTCTTTGAATGTCAGTGGCTTGTTCGTACCATTTTGTTTTTTGTAGATAATTAACTGCATTCTCTATCTTCATTTCAGTGATGGTTTCTTTGTCCATCTTTCCTGAATTCCTTTCTGTTGTTTTCTTGAATATACCATCAATATTAGAATCAACCCTGTCCTTGTCTGCTTCATCTATCCTATCTCCTTCTTCAGGGTTTAGGTCGGTAGTTTCTGTTTCTAACTCAGTATCTACATCATCCTCTTTTCTGTTAAGAACTTCATCCCTGTAGTCAATCATATCATCATATCCACTTTCAGGATCTTCAAAAGTCTTAACCTCTATGTCAAGTTCATTGTTAGGGTCATATATCATCGCTACAACATCTGGTTTACCGTCGTCTGGATTCCATCCTTCAGGAGCAAACTTTTCGTTAAATGGTGTTCTTGAAACTACCCTAAAACCTGCTTTTTCATATATTTCCTGAAGCTTAACACCTTTAGCTCCAGTAACGAAATTATCTAGTTTTGTTCCTCCAGACTCTACAGCTTTTTTTAGTATCTCTTGAGCAACGCCTTTTGCTTTTGACTTAAGTTTTTTAAACACACCTTTAATATCCCCATCTCTACCAACAAAAGCGGCACCATCTTCGGTATCTATAACTTTTCCATCAACAGTATCTTCCTCTTTTACAGTATCAACAGACCAATAAGTGCTTAAGTCAGATTCTTTTGTTTCCTTTAACTCTTTAAGGTATTTATTTATACCTTCAGGATCTTGAATAGCCTCAGCTTCTGTCTCTGTCTCTGTCTCTGTCTCCTCTACAAACTCAGCATCAGGTTCTACTATTTTACCTAAATCATCGTTTATTTTCTCAATCTGATCTTTCTTGTTTTTTACAGTGCCTAAGTTCGGGTCTTTGCCTTGTATCTGTCTCTCTAATTCATTTCTTTGCCTTATCTTTTCAGCGGCCTCAACTTTTTGATCGTCAGATAAATCAACATCTACCATCTCGTAGTATGATTTTATGTCGTCAAAAGTATCCATTCTTGCATCCATCTCACCTTTAGTGATTTCTCCTTTTTTTACCATAATAGACAAGTCTCTCTCTAAAAACTTACGAGAATATCTTTTACCAGCTATTTTAAGATTGTCCTTATCAATAGGATTATCTCTTTTAAACATATCTGGCATGGTTTCGTATCTACTAGACTCTATGTCTCTAGATAGAGATTTGGATTGAACGTGTTGTCTTACTCTTTTAACCCCTGATCCAGAGGCGCTTAATCCACCACCCATAGCACCACCTATTATACCTGCGTCTACTATTCGGCTCCATATGTCTACAAAAGCATCTTCATCTCCAGACACTAAGTTGTCGATTAATGATGTAGATAGTTCAGAGGCTGATTCAGATAAACCTTCAAGAGATCCCTCTTTAAAAAATCTACCTACTGTTTTTTTGATAGTTTCTATTGCAAAATCAGGATTAATGTCAAAAGATTTTAAGAATTTCTTACCTAATCCTGCTGATATTTTTTCAGTCACAGCTTCAACCGCACCCGTCAACACAGAGTTAGCGGAAGTAGCTAGTCCTAACTCATCTCCTTCTTCCTGAAGGCCTCTGCTTTTTTGCGATGCAGTAGACAAACCTACAGATGCTAAGCCTACATAGGGGACCATGGCTTGCAGCAGCGAAGGAGTACTCTCTGTAACAGCGTTGACTATTCTTCCTGACGCTTGACCTACATCTAAATTTAATATATCCTCTCCTATAGATGTGTCGAACTGCTTAGATACTCGCTCTAGTTTTTCTATCTCATCGTCTAACGTGGCAGCAGTAAAATATATGTCATCTATAACGCCATCCTCTCCTTCTTCACCAAAAACCCATTCAGATAAAAAGTTCTTAGCAAAGTCAGGTATATTTTTATAAGATTTTTTAGTCATTTTTTTAATGACCTCTCTTCTAGAATCTAAATCTAAGCTATTTAGCTTAGATAATTGGTCATCATCTAATGTAGCTGTTGCTATTTGGTCAAAAATAAAAGGAATACTTTCATATATCCCTTGGACGGCTCTTTTTTTTCCTTTTTCAAATGCAAAAGAAACAGAATCACTATCTTCTGTTTTTTCGTTAGCTCTTTTCTCTAATTCTTTATTAAATTCAGGAGAACCGAACACAAAACCTTCTTGCATCAATTCATTTCTAACTTGGCTTTTGAAGTATTTTTTTCTGTATGTGGATTCCGTAGCTGGTTGTTCTGCTTGTACTTCTTCTTCCGATAAGGAGATAGTTTGAACGCCATCTGAAGGCGATGCCATAATGTCTTCTTGATTTGATAAATCTGATTCTTCTTTTTTTTTTACAGGTTCAGTTAATAAGCCTGTGTCTTTTTTGAATGAATTGTAATAAGAATCATCAAGACCTATGCTCTTGAATACCTTCTTATTATATTCAGGATTAGAAGATATATCCTTCTTAAAAGAATCGTAGTAAGATTCATCAAGTCCTGTTTGTTCAAATAACTTCTTTATATACTCTTCGTTCATGGTTTTTTATTTCTCGCTTGGTGGCATTAAAGGATTGTTTTCAATTTCAGGCGTAGTCTTTGATTCAGGACCTCTAGCAGACATACGGTTATTATATTGCCTTATTCTTTCTCTTAATGATTTAGTTACATCGCTGTTTAGTCCTAAATTGTCACCCTCTTCTATATTAAATATGACATTACCATCAGGGTCCTTGACATCTATGTCGTCAGAAATAAAACCTGTCTTAAATGTTGTAGTTGAACCTTCAGGTATAAGACCAAAATCTACAAGTGACTCTATAATATCGTTTACAAATCTTTGACCTTCAGCCCCTTCAAGCTCTGGAACTTCATCATATTCTACTCCAGAAAGTAAACGTGTTACGTTATTTTCATTATTAAACACGGTGTCTACATCAGTACTTCTTTGTGCACCAGGCTCGTTAGAGGTAGTAATATTACCTCCTCCTTGTCTTAGGAACAAATCTCTAGACCTGTCTACATCTCCAGCTTGATTCATGCCTTCAGCAAAAGTCACTAGCTTATCTGTTGTCGCTATTTGATCGTACTTCCCGTTAACATAAACTGCCTTAAATTTATCTACCACTTGGCCATCATTACCAATAATACTAAAACTCTTGTTAGCACCTGTACCTGTAGATACGATGTCAGATATATTTCTATTGGTTCTTATGATTTGCTCTAAAGCGGCCTCTGCTTTTTGAGGATCTGAAGACGTTGCGTTGAATGCTACAGCATAATTATCCACTAGTCTTTGGTCTGTTCTTCCTATTTTTTTATTACTATCTGATTGCTTGTCTTTTTGACCAAAACCAATGCGAACTTCTATAAGTTCGTTTAAGTAATCTTTTGCCTCAGTCATTTGCTCTTCTGTCAATTCTGGACTAGGAACACCGTCTGCATTGTCCTTTATAAGAATTTTCATAGGGTCAGCTGATGCTTCTTTTTCATCTCTAGTGTATGAATAACCTCCAAGTCCTTCTGTAAGAACTGAGGCTGCTTTTCTAGGTTTAGATGTGAAAGAACCTATGGTTGATTTTTTCCACCTATCATACTTAGGATTATTTCTTAAGTTAGAAACACTAGCCCCACTAGAGTATATCCTTTTCCATTGGGCTAAACCAGATAGCTTATCAGTAACCTCCTCTTCAGGAGAAAACCCTTCCCATATAAAGTTTTGATTATTAGCTAATGCTCTTACAGGTTTTAAGGATTTTTCATCCATATTACCATCAGCATCTACCCTTGCTAGGTAGGCCTCGTGTGTGTCTGGGTTTATGTATAACTCTCTGTTCTTAAAGTCGAAAATAGTAGCGGCTTCTTCTGCTAAAAAAAGAGAACCTTCAGACCCTTCTTCTAAAGCTGTTGCATACTTATCATTAAATGTCTTGACTGTGTCATTTAGCACTTTATAGGTTTCAGAAAGCTTAACTTTAGCAACGTTGTAATCACTAGGATCTACCACACCGTTCTTCATCATTTTATACTGCTGATGAAGATAGTTCTTGGAGTTATTAGCTTGTTTAGCCATGAACTCATTTATGCCAGTGTTTAGACCTTGCTCATAAGTATTCATTTTACTTATGGCGTCTAAGTGGTTTTTTTGTATTTGTTCTCTTTGACTCTCCCTTTTCTCTTGAACAGACGTGATATTGTCTGATATTTCCTTGCCTATACCAGCCCAATTAATTGTAGACTTATCTACGTCACGCCTTTGGTAAGTGAAATATTTGTTAGTATTTGCCATTTATTCGAAATTTGGTAAAGAAAATGAAGCCATTGGTACAAATGATTGAGATTGCATTGACCCTACAGAAGCAAAAGGATCAACCCCTCCCCTAGACATACGTCTTAAATTTTTCATTTCATCAGCATCAAATCTTGCGGCCAAAGCTTCTTGCCCTGGGCTATTAAAACCAGCTGATTCAATAGCTTTTGACGTTCTCCCTGCTTGATTCTTAAAAAGAGGCATAGATTCAAGTGTAGTAGCGGCTGCTCCTCCTAAACCTAATACTCCAGACGTTATTTGGCCAGCACTTTGTTCTCCTAACTCAGCAGCTCTTATATTCTGCTCCATTGCTTGAGCTAGATCCATGTCGACCATTTCGTCGCGTATATTCCCTCTCTCTATTGCTTTTTGCTGTTCTAGATTGTATAACCTATCGGCCATAGCTTGTCTTGTCTGAAAGTCGGCCTGGTCCTGAGCAATGTTCACTCGGCCAACACCAGCCGCAACAGCTCTCTGTCCTGACTCCCTAAGCCCCTCCATGGCTTGTTGTTGTCTAGCGACTCCTGCGTCAAATTGACGCTCAAAAGCCTCTGTTGGAACTCTTAGTGATTCTAAATAATTTACTTCTGCTTTTTGTCTAGCTTGACGCATAGCTTCTTGTGCTGCACGCGTGGCGTCTTTAGCGTCTTTTCTAGCATTAATACCTTGTATCAATGAAAGACCAGACGTGACTCCTTGTATTGCTGCTCCTATTGGAAATGCCATATGTTAAAACGTTTTTGCAAATATACTAAAAATTAAGGAAAGCTCTTGAATATACTTGAGCCAACACTAAAAATTTCTACCCTGTCGGTATTATCATTCTCTATTGTAAATTCCATAAAATAACCTGTAGCTCCACTAGACTCTGATGTACTGTTCTTGACATAAAAAACATAGTCGCCATTAGACACTGATGTCTCTGAGTTTGAGTCGTCTATAACTATAGTATTACTGGATGGTTTAGATGTTATTGTTCCAACAACAAGAGAATCATTGCCATCATAATGAAACAAAACATCACCAACACTTAATATAGAGTCTATATCAAAAGGAAACAATATTTCACTACCGTTAACCTCTTTTAGTCGGCCTAAGCCTTGAGCTGAACGCATGTTGTAATTCCCGTCATTGTTCCTTCTTCTAATGAAAGCAAAATAATCACCTTCTTTTAATTCAAACCATTCAGACTCGATGAATCCCTCGTGTAAGTCAGTGAGAACATCCGCTTTCCATGAAGCATCACTCTCTAAGAATAAGGTCTTGAATGTTTTTATAGTCGAAGGCTCAACGTTGAATATTCCTGTTATTGAGGAATTGTATTGCTCCCCATAAAAATTATTCCTGGTCTCATTATCATGGTGCTTATAAAGTTTACCATTTTTGAAACTATAGAAATTACCATTCATACCAATCATATCATCTGGCATAAACGAAAAGAAAGATGTCCAACCTTTTACAGCAGGACTATATGTTAGTGTATAATTAGACATTGTAAACAAAATTATAGTTACTAGATTCTATAGACGCTATTGTAGATGTGTCCACTGTTGCACTCGTGTCGTTAGAGTATATCTGTCTGAACTGAGTCGTCAATCCTTCAAAAGTATCGCTACTGTATAACGAAGGAGATAATAAGTTAACCTCAGAACCGAACTCATTATTAAACGCAGAAAGTGATCCTACATATAAGTAATACCCTTCAGCCTCAGGTGCAGAAGCAAGACTCGTTACTCTAAAAACAATTACTCTGCTTTGTCCTACAGGTAAAGGTCTTAAATCACCATCCTCCAAAACTGTCCATAATTCATCATCGAAGAATTGCAGTTCGGCCTCAGAAGAAGGGCAGTCGACGTTAACTAAATTCCATCCTGTAGAACTACTCACACCTGTGACTATTATTTTAGCTGTCTGAGGTATGGTTTTTGTTTTATTGAATGTTAGTTTTACGTTACCATTAGATGCTAAAGAGGAAGGCGTAGGAAAATCAGCAACCACACCTATTTGCCCTGTTCCACTGCCTGATGACCTAAGCTCAGTGCCATCATCAATAGCTATGTCGTTATTGCCAAAATCTACGGATACGGTGCCATTATTTACAAAAGTCTCTCCATCAAAAACAAGTCTATCTAAGACAGAAGCTTGAAGTATTTCACCTCTACTTGTATTACTTATATTGTCGCCAACAAACAAAGAGTCTGCTACTATTTGGCCGTCATACTCTATTTGAAACCTGTCGGGTACATTGAATGAATCGAACTCTACAGTTACAGGGCCAGTGTCTAGGCCTAGGCTAAGGTCTAACTCGTAAACCCCATCTGATCCAGTAGCAGATAAAGACTCATTACACCCTATCGATGGTATTTTGTAGTCCCATATTATGTATAAATACTTTTTATCATCAGGATTATTATAGATAAACTCTCCTTCAACCAATCCATCAGAGACATCTAAATCAGATACCTCATTAAAAGAAACAGAAAGTAGTTCCTCCTCTGTATATAAAACATCAGATACTAAGTACTTGAACGAAGCGTTAGAATTGTCAAAGGTATTTAAAGATGTTTTTTCTGATTTCATTTTTATTAACGCCCCATCCTTAGGAATAAAGCCTTGAGACTCGCTTCCCTCAGTTAAAGTATAAAGAGACACCCCGTCTTGCTCTAGACCTAAATCCGATAAATACTCAGGGCTTTGGTATCCGTTATCTGTCCATGTGTAACTAGATGTAATAGTCTGTCCTGATGATGAGCTAGAGTTTAATATAGCCTTAATTACGGTTAAAGGTACTTCGTCGACGCAGTTAAATGTTATACTGTATGTTGCGTTAGAAGGGACCACCTTAACTAGAGCCTCGCTTATATTTATAGAATCTTTATCAAAAACAACAGAACCTTGTCCTGATATGTTCTGATTGATAACTACTTCGTTATTATATATTACCTCTAGATCAGCACTACCTGAAGAGAAATCGTAATCTATACTAGCTTCTCCAGATATATCGCTAAACTGAATATTATACTGTATGGTCTCGTTTGACGCTATTTGACTTACGGTTCTTCCGCAAGATATATCATTCACCATAACAGGCAACACATTTTCGTTAGATGACAATGTATATACTTGAGAGAAAGGATTGTAAGAGCCTAACTTCTCAGTGTTAAAACTATTCTTAAATAAATCCCTAAACCAAGTCCTCATGCCATTATTAGAGATAACCTCCATTTGATCACTTCCTCTAGAGTTTCCTATTAATGACACGATTGAATTCCTTTTTGCATCAGAGAAAAACTTAAAAGGGCCATAAGAATCAAAAGATTCAGAGTTATGGCTTATACCAAACTCTTCAGACCTCGCTACCTGAGTGCCTAATACCTCGGGGACACTAGATATAGTAGATCCACCAACAGCATCAGTTAGCAAATTTTTACCTGTCAGCACATAACTAACCTTGTCTTCTTGTATAGCTAGTATATCTGTTTGGTATGGATGTAATACATTTAAATCACCATATAACTGTTCTAGTACCTTAAAGTTAGCTAGTCCAAGGTTGAATTCATTAAGTTTGTTTAAGTTTGTCTCTATATTGTAAATACCACTATAAGAAATATTAGTGTTTCGTCTAATTTCTTTATACTCTTCTTGAGATACAGCAGACACCCTCTCTCCCAACTGTAAACTAGGTTGGACCATACTGTCATATATCTTAACGCTTTCTACACCGTTACCGAAAGTGTAACAATCGAAGAAATCTAAGTCTATTATAGCAGGTTGATTGTTAGTTTGATTCTGAATATTACCTGTATGATTACCATCGACTATCTCAAAAGATTGAGACCCTTCAAAAAAAGTTTCCCCATCTACTTCTTGAGGCTCTGTCTCAAAAGAAACTAAACCTCCAGCTCTTTGAACCTCTATAATAACATATATCTTACCTCTTCTGCCGTTACATTTTTTGTTACCACTTTTAAAAGCTAAGTATGGTAATCCATCTATCTCAATGAATTGTACATTAGTCACAGAAGCACTATAACTAGGTATATCAGTCCCTTCAGCTTCAATGAAATTAGCCGTAGGCTTGCTATCATCAGAGCTCTCAACCTGAGGGTTATTGCTAGGCTCAGAAATATCTATATTATCACCTCTAAACCAATCCTGAAAACTATTATAGTCTTGAGTTGATATGAAATCTTTATCAAACACATAGTTTCTAGATCCACACCCAGAACCTCTGCCTCCCCTAGTATCTCTGAAGTATATTCTTATTCGGCTCCCAGCAGGTACGTCATACGTGACGCTCTCAACACCGCCTGAACCATCATCTTGATTGTAAAACAATGGGTAAGTCAATCCTGGGGCACCGCTGTTAGAATTAATCAACACATTAGCACCTAAACCTAAACCAAGGCCAAAAGAAAAAATAGGAGCAACACTGAAACTATCAGATCTTGCAGCTACTTGTCCGTAGGTTACAAAAGAGTTGTCATCAGTTGATATGTTTATACCTGAAGGAGAAATCCTCATATATACTCCTGTTGGTTCTATTATCTCTTCTCCTGTATCCTCTGTGGTGTTTCCTTCTATGAAGTTAGACTCATTAGTCTTTATCTCTAACACAGAAGTCTTTACTCTAGACTGAGTCGCGCCATTAGAGTCAGACTTCACATATAATACATCGCCTTCCTTTACTTTATTTATGTTTTCACCTTCTAACTTAAACCAAAAAAAACCTGTTTTTTGATCTTGGAAGTATATATTACTATAAACAGTATCATAGCTTCCTTTACTTGGCTTGATTAAGAACCTGAAATATTTTGCCCAAGATGGTGGATTATGAGGGACTGTGGCCTTCACAAAATTTTTGTTAATAGATTTATCTGGCGTTACATAAACAGTGTTATTAGTATTAACCAAAGCTGTTGTAGACCTTTTGTATTCATCCTGATACTCCATAGCTAACTCAAAGTCTCTATCACTATGAAGACTTTCATTACTTCCTTCCTCTAAAAGGAATACATCAATACCTGAGACTGAAAAATATTCATAAGCAAAATTACCTAAACTTTGAGGTGGATCTTGCGTATCAAACTCTTCGTACTCAAAAGATGGTAGTTGTATTTTTATGACGCCATTATCAATACTTATTTGTGCAGATTGGCTTGATTCAGATACTCCTCTGTCAGATATTTGCCAATTATTTTCGGTTAATATATTACATGTTATTATATCGGTTAAGGAATACCCTAACGAGCAGTCCTCTATATTAAGCTGTGACTGTATTGAGTCTTTGAAGTCTTGATCATTAAACAATCCCGATGGACTTAAGTAGTCTTTCTTCAGATTAAAAGCATAGTTAACATTAAAACTATTCTCAGGACCTTCGTAAGTGTCACCACTAAATTCAGAATGAGTGACATCAAAATTAATAAATAATGTTGTCCCTTTTTTTAATTCTTTATCGTTAAGATCTATGTTTATTGTTGAGTTTGGAATACTTCTACCATCAGATATACCATAACCTTGACCGACAGTAGAATCACTTTCAACCTCTTGAAAACCAGGGTCTTCAGAAACAACCTCGTAAGTAGTGTTTATGGTAGTATCAATATCGTACCCTTCCAATGTGTTTCCATAGAATAATCTATTACCCATTCGACATTGCGTTTTAGCCTTTCTAGGTACATTATCAAATCGCCTTAGTAATTGATCTTGAGTAAGTGTTGTGTATATTTTCTTATTGTTAAACCTAATCGTTTGTTCTTCATTGTCTAAAAAGAATTTCTCTTTCTTGTAAAACCTTTCAATAACATTGACGATGTTTTGATCAGAAAGCTTAAAACATAAATCTATAGCAACAACATCTTTACTACCTGTGTTAAAAGTAACGTCTACAGCATTAAAGGCATTCTCCATTCCTGTCATTTGATAAGTAGCATAGTCAACCTTGAAGTTTGACGTTGAAAATGCGTACTTACTGAACTCAGAAAGAGAAGAATACTCTCCATCCTTATATCTATATCTGTAAGCAAAAGATATAAATTTATCTTTTATGTAGTTTTCGTCTAATGGTGTTTTAACTAAATCTATGATTGGAGCCTTGCTAGGTGGAGCTACAATTACGTTTAGTTCATCAGCACTATTCCCTGAATAAGTTCTGTTAACGTTTATTCTTCTCGGAGGATTTAAGTTGTCATTAAAGAATAATAAATCATCTATAAGATCAACATCGTTTACTCTATAATCCTTGTCAAAACCTAAATCACCAACATAATGGTAGATTAGCGTATTATCTCTAAAGTTAAAAGAAGAAATAATATCGACATCTCTAGTCGGATCTGTCGTAAACCAATATAATGTTTCATTAGCCCCATCCTCGAATGAACCTATAGTTTTAGCTTCGCTAGACAGTGGTTGGCCATCGAAACTTAAACTGACCACCTCAGTATTACCAAGTGTGTTCTTTGCCGACCCAGCCTCGCCTTGTGCGTCCTGTGTTATCTCTATGTTTAAGGCATCCTTATACTCGCCTTTAGGAAGTAATCTTTCGTCAAGGTCCTTGTTCATTCTAGAACCGATGAAATTCTTCTGTATCTCCATAACTACTTAATATGTTTATCTCTCCCTCTTAAAGGCATCAGTAATGCTCTAGGGTCTAGATTCGTCATTCTTATCTTGGCGTTATTAAGTAATGCTCTTCTTTTGTTTTTAAACCGCCTAACAATATACTCAGGGGTGTCTCTTTTTGTGGAAAGCACTGCATAAAGAATGTAATTATATAAGTACTCTTCAAACAACTTATTAACAACAATACTGTCATCATCTCCTTTCTCCATTCCGTCAGAGACATACTCTAAAATAACATCCTCACCAGCCATTGTAGAGTCTAGATTAATAACACCATCTCTTTTGTTTATTTTAAAAGTAGGGTTTGCGTTCGCTGTAGATGTGTTTAATCCAAATCGGTGACCTACAGGGTAATTGAAGTACCAATTACTGTCTACATAGTAGCCATAATTACCATGCTGTTGTCCGTCACCTAAATACTTTGTTTTTTGAACCCCATCAAAACGATCGTGATCAAAAAGAGATGTACCTGTTAGTACATTACCCTCAGCGTCAAACAAAACATTACACTTATTATCCTGCAAGTACCCAGTAGCGAAGTTAGTGTCTTCATTCTCTACCATAGGCCTTAGCTCGTTATTCTTATATAAAGATATTCTAACGAAGCTAACAAAGTCAGGAGGTAGGATAACAGATAAGTTATCACAAACAGACAACTCTATAATCTTGGTCTCCTTCATTGCGTCATAGTTTAGTTCTTGAATACCTCTTTTTGCATGAAAAAGTACCTTGAATCTATCTATCTTATTTATCAACTCATCCTCTCCAACATACATTAACATGAAATTATTAACCACATCGTGAAGACTAACATACTGATAACTACCTAAGTTTTTATCTTCTGGTAAAGTCTCTGAGTTTGTATAATATTGATAATCAGTTAAATATGCCATTATTGTTCTTGTTGAAATTCTTTATTCTCTTCATTGTTTCCGAAACTAAACACGTCGGCCTCTCTTATAGATAATCCTGCATACTGACATATTTTAGCTATAATAGTAGGCTCAAAACTTTTAGGCAACTCAAAATCTTGGTAATCAGGTGATGATTGATCAAACATTGGCTCTCCTTGCGATAATTCTATGAATGTCCATTTCGGATCCTTAGGGTGTCTTATATAGTGACACGATAAACCACTAGTAATAGTTTCTGGATAAACGCTCACCTTACTCCCTGTTAATGTATATGCTGGGTATTTTGTTGTAGGAGACGTGAGATTAGATGACAGTAACTTTAGTATCTTAGAGTTAGTTACTTTCTCTACCTCTATGCCATTATACCTGACCTCATCTAAAAGATATACGTCTGATGGTTTTGAGAACTCATTATCCGATATATTCTCAAGATTGGCGACCTCAGAAAAAATCTCTAAAACCTCTTTTATTCTTTGAGACATATCCGAATAATCTGTATTCGCAACTTTCGAGTTGGTCTTATTTATAAACCTATTATGCTTATAAAAAAAATCCTCCATAGCATCCAACTGAGCTTGCTTAGCAAAAAGGTTGAAATCCATTACAGGTAAATAACCGTAATTGTTTTTATTAAGTATAGATAAGGTTGTATTCCTGACGCTATTAATCATGATTTATTTTTTAAATTTCCTAACTACACCGCGAAGAGAATCTCTTTTTTTGGTTTGTCTATAAAGTCTATTTTGTAGATTTTTTCTGGTATCACTAGGACTCCCTATGATTTTTTTATTGAAATGCCCCTTAGGTTCTGAGTCTAATCGTTTTATATCCTGTCTAGTTTTCAGGACAGCAGCACCAGCTTTTCTAGCTAAAGCTTTAGTATTTTTTTTGTTTGATTTTTTCTTTTTCTTATCACTATACATACTAGCTATTTTAAATGCAAAGATACAAAAAAAAAGTAGTCTCAATAAATGAATATCAAGACTACTTCTTAAAATAAACCTCCTTTTTTTTATATGATTAATCTAACTTCTCCACTAACTCTTCGTAGATTGGAACACCTTCATCTGACTTGAAGAAAGAGTGAAGTGCTTCTATTGGTGTTTGACCAAAAGGCACAACAATCAATCTTTTCTTATTATTTTTCAAATTAAAAAACACCTCTTTTTTCTCGTTTCTTAAACTCAAGTACTTCTCTTCAAGCATCTTAGCTATGTTGTTCTTCACAGATATGTCAGAACTATCAGCACTAGATAAGAAATCCTCAGGGTTGTTTTTAGCGTATATTCTTACGTCTCTTTTCAATTCCGCTGTACTCATAGAGTCAACATTTACACCTAAAATGATACGGCCAATAGACTCAAGCTTATCTATATCTAATTCTTTAGCTAAACTTAATGCTTCAAACTCTAAATCTAACACCTCTACTTCTTTCTGTGCATCCTTCTCATTGTCAACCTCCTCAAACACAATTCCGTTGTCAGGGTGTTTGTCTAGGAAATCTTGAAGAATGATGTTTTCCTGCTCAACGCGAAGCATTCCATCTCTAAATATTACAGGCTCTACAACTGCGTGCTCATCCTGCTCGTCAACAAATGGACTTTTTTGGTTAGGAGCGTACCTTAACTCTCTCCTTGATTTACCGTCGAAAAACAACAACGGCTTACGTCTCGTGTGTCGAGAACATAAAATTAACATTACAGGACTTTTCCCGTTTTTTAACCTGTAAACTCTGTCTTTACTCATTTTGATTTAATTTAAAATTGTTAGATAGAAGGCCGAGAACCAACTCGACCTTCCTATTTTTAACTACTATCCTTTTACAAGGAAGAAGTTGTTAGCACCTAAAGTACAAAGAGCTCTTTCTGATAAGAAATTAACTCTCATTGCATCGATGTCGTTCGTTGGAGCACCAGCTTGACCACCAGTAATCCAAGTTTGCATCTTACGATCTATAGCCTCAGACGCTCTGTATCGAACGTGTAAGTGAGGTCTACGTGCATTTTTACCTAACACTTGATCGTAAACAGTTGTTGAACCTGCTGGCATAATAATACCACTGATTTTATCTCCTGTAATTCCACCTCGCATTGTAGCGTGGTTAAAGTACTTAAGGTCAGACTTGTAGAAGTCATATCCTCTACGGAATCCATCAAATCCAAGATTTAACGCCATATCAATGTCGTTATCAAAAAGACCAAACGAAGCCGCTGGAGGGTTACTAACGCCAGCTAACATGTCGTCGATATCAAAACCAAACTCACGGTTGTTGAATATGACGTTCTCTTCGATAGCACCTTCTTTGTCTAATGCCTGAACAATAGTATCGAATTCAGCTAATGTAGATGGATTACCACCTGACCAAACATTACCTCTATTCTCTACAGAGTAGAATAAACCATCTGAACCATCTGCTACGTTTGAGTTTGTAGTATTTTCCATAGGAACAGCCTCTAATAGAGATGTCTCTAAGTAGTCCTCAAAACGTAAACGAGTTTCGTGCTCTGATTTAAGAAACCATAAGAACCCATCGGCTCCATTCTCAGTTGTAACGTTAACCCATCCAATCTGAGCCATATCAGAACCATTCACCTCGTAGTTATCTTTTAAAATAAGAGGTTTGTTCTCTAAAATGTTACTTTCAGCCTCTAAAGACTCTTCCATTCCGCTAGCACCTTTACCAAACTCTGAACCATAAACAAAAACTGTTAATTGGTCTGTAGCCGCAAATGTTTGACCTCCACTCTCATAATAAGCTACGTCAAACGTACCAGCAGTATAATCTACAGCTGTAACTATAGCACGGTTAGCTAAAGACCCACCTGTAACAGATAAGTGTACGGTTTGATTTTTACGAATTGCAAGCTTAGTTAAGCCTGAGTCGTTAACTGTAATTGTTGCGGTAGCATCTGTAGCAGCACCGTCTGATGCACAATCTACATACTTGATATGTAAACGCCCTTGCTCTACCCACTTGATAAGGTCAGAAGTGAAAGGCATCTCTGCACCTACCATTCTTAAGAATGATGCTACAGTACGATCTCCATACTTCTCGAATTCTTCCTCTTTAACGTCTGGTAAGTACTGATCTAAGAAATTAAAATCAGTCAAATAATTTGACGCTAATACTTGTTGTTTTGGTGTTGGCTGTAAATCGAAGCCAACAGTTGATAATGAACCTGCCATTTTTTACTTTTTTCTTTTAGTTATTTTTAATCCGTTTCCTCTTTTTCCAGAGTTCCAAGATGTTTTATTAGAACTTACTGCTTGGACTTTAACGCCGCCAGTGTTGTTCTTTTTAGGAGTAGAACGAACGTCAAGATCTAAGTTTTTTGTTTTTTTAGAATCATTCTCTACAGCCATAGCCATACCTTGTTCTATAAAATACTTAGCTACCTTATCAGGATTCATAGCCATAAACATAGCTTTGTGATATCCTTTAGGGTCACTAATCATACCATTATCATCCAAATACTTATTGATGAAATTAGATATGTCTGATTGCTTAGTCTTAACAGATTCAACATCTTTAGGTTTATAAACCACTTCTTTGTCATTGAAATCAAACTTGAAACCTTCAAATTTTTCATTAAACAATTCATTAGTTTTTTCCTCAAAATACTGAGATCTTTTAATGTTCTGTTCCTCTAAACTCTTAGAGTTCTGTATATATTCCTTGTAAGCATTGAAAGACTCCTTCTCTTCTTCAGGAACTAAAGACGCTGCCGACTCGACAGGTGCTTTGTACTGCTCCTTCTGTTGATTAAAAAACTTTCTAGCTTTAGCAAGCTCTCTTTTTTTGGCTATTCTTTTCTTTTTTATTTCAGAATCATCATCTAAAGACTCATCATAACCAAAATTATCCTCTATCAGGAACTGAATATCTTCATCCCCTAAATCGTTTTCAGTTGAAGAGTAGTATTGTTTGAGTAACATCTCATCGCTCATAGAATCAAAATCCTGGTTAAGCTTCATGTAATCATCAAGACCTCTTCCTGTTTCTTTTTTATACTTAAGAAAAGCACTTACATCACTAGGTAACTCCTCAGACTCCTTCTCCTCTTTAGTAAGTAATTCGTTTAATGAACTAACCTTTTTCCCGTAATTACTCTCCACAAACTCTAACACATCATCTTCGGTTAATTCCTTAGATTGTATTTTGTCTGCTCCTTTATCCTCTTCCTTAGTTTCGTCTTCAGTTATTTCCTCCGACTTCTCTATACTATCTTCTTCTTTATCTTTATTTAAACCTTGTTCTTCAGGAACATCGTCGTCTTCTTTTTTGTCAACATTCCTGAGGTCTACTCTAACTATGCCGTCATCATTGTCTTCTACGCCATTTTCTTTTTTTGCCGCGTCTATAGCCTCTTGTTCTTTTTGCTGAATAGACTTTTCCTCTATTGATTCAACTTTCTCTACTTTCATTTGATTTGATTTTATGCAAATTTAACTATTATATTTTATATTTTATTTAGGAGAAAACTCTTCAAGGCCAAAGCCATCTAAAGAATCCTCGCTGCTTTCAAAATTAACAGGAGGTAAGTTTTTCTTTCTTTGCTCTATAAGCTTTGATTGTTGCTTGTTGTTAAGAGTTATTCTCTCATCTTTTCTGTCCTCTTTCATCTTCTCTCTGTCAGTCAACGACTTAACATCTAAGCCCTTCAACTGCATATTAAGTTCAAACTCCAAACGCATAAGCTCAGCCTTCACAGAAGCCTCACCTCTCATTCTCTCTATATCTATAAGGGCCTTGTTCTTAGATATCTCTATCTCGGACTGTGTTTCAGCTAGCTGTTTTTGCATAGAAATTTCAGCTGCCATTTGTTGAGATTGTTGATTAATCTGAGCCTGCATTTGCTGTTTAGCTGCCTCTGCTTCTTGCATACGTTGCTCTTTCTTTTTACGTCTAAGCTTAAGCATTTGATTAGCTAGCTTAACATTTTTTATAGATCGTATATCAATAGCATCCTCTAAATCAATCCTGTCTCTATTCAAAGCAATAGATATATTAGCCTCTAACTGCTCTTTTTCTTCCGCATCAGGAGATACCTCTATATATATGCCAAAATCGTGCAAGTATAAATGGCTTATCTCATTGAGTAAATCTACATTATGTTTACCTATCTGAGTCACAAACTCCTCTTTATGTTCTGCGTGCTCTATTATATCAGAAATCCTTAAAGAAACAGCCTCAGCTAAATCCCTAGTCATTTCTAAACCAGCCTCTAGTATGTGTCTAGTTGCAGTGTTTGAGTTCAATGCGGCTATTTTTTGCAGGCCAACCAAAGAATTAGGGTCAGGAGAACTTCCATCCCTAGCCTCGTTAAGGCCTGTCACGTCTCTAATCATATTTAAGTAATGATTATAAAGACTGATAAGTGTAGATATTTTTGTGTTACCTGAATTCTTATTGAGTTCTTGAATAGGTATTTTTGCGTTATTAAATTCACCATCCTCCGTAAACGAACGACCAACCACACTACCTGTTTGGAAGTAAAGTTTCATTGCCTCTGAAGGGTTGTACTCTTGGCCGTTACCTAAGTCTATAGAGTGCAATCCATCTGCATCAATATATACACCATCGGGTACAACTCTAGAAGCTACCTGTTGTAATTTCAAGTGTGTTATCTGTATTTGGTCAGCAAAAGGGATCATTCTCTGTACTAGAGACTGTATAGATCCTTTGTACATTCTAGGCGCTGAGCCTACGTAATTAGGAAGTGCTTTCTGAGATGCAGACTTAGGCCTTACCATGTTCTTAGACATTTCCCATTTAAGCATCATGTCAGAGCCCATCACTTTAACACCTTCATACCAAACCTCTATTGTTTTTTCTATGACCTCAAAATTATACTCTTCTTGTACCTCGTCAGGAGCATCAAAGTCTCCCTCTCTTTCTATAACTCTACTGCCACCTTCTTCTAATATTCTCTTTTTATAAACAATACGCTTGTCCATTTTATAGTTAAAAAATAAAAGAGTAGCACTGTCGCTGCTAAACATAGAATTATGGTCGGTCTGACCTCTTTCATATCTATCGTGCCATGCCTGACTATAAGATGTGATATTATCTACTTGATCGTCTGTTAAAGATGGGTCTATTTTTCTTAACTCAGTCTTAGGGACCGTCTTTACTTCTCCCCAATAAAAACAATCCTTAAAGTTAGGGTCTTCTGTGTAAGACCATACCATATCAGCAGGGTCAACATAACTCAATTTTATCCCATCTCCTTTTCTGAACTCTTGCTTAGCAAAAGCGACACCTAACACCGTCTGATCGTAATCTAAACGCTTCTTAATGTCGTTAAACTTATTATCCTCAAAAGTTGTGTTTATAGCGGCCTCATTAGCCAACTCTATAGAATCCTTATAATCTAATTGCATCTTAAGGCTTAACTCTTGATCGTTCTCAGGCAACTCGTAAGGGTCGTTACTGAAAGTGCTTATTCCAAAATCATCTTGTATCTGAAACAACAAATCCTTAGCTATCATTTCGGCCTCAATATTCTCTTGGAATTTATTCCTTTTCTCTATCGAAGTAGAGTCTTGTGCCTGTGCTTTAACAGTAAACATTCTGTTACTCATTCCGTTAACAACTATGTCTACAAACTTAGGAATAACATGTATATTGGTCCAATCTAAGTTCAAATGAGATAAATCACCATCTACGGCAATCTCGTCCTTATAATTACCAACACTCTGTTCAGCCCTTGCGTATAATCTTCTTCTGTGAAATTCATTTCTTTGACTGTAGAATTTAGAAGTAGATCCTCCTTCATAAAACCACTCATACTCTATAGCCCTACCTATCTGATTACCTACTTCTAAACTGTCTTTTTCAGCTTCTGGTATCTCGTTAGAAGGGAAGAAAGCTTTGCTTATATTAATTTCTACTTCTTTCATGTTATGATTTTACTTCTTTTGCCTTTATTGTCGTAAGTTGCAAAGTTAACACTTATTTTTTTCTTCTCTTTAACACGCCTATACAGAGTAGACTTGTTAGCCATCGCTGCCAACGACGATGCTATAGTTATATCAAATTTTTCTCGTTTATCTATATCGAAACCTGCCCAATCCTCAAGCATTCTATTAAAATATACATCTCCCATTGAACCCTTTTCTCTATGAATTCCTTCTTCGTCCACCCCTACATATCCTTCTATGTAACTCTCCAAAGCCTCTGACTGAGCTAACTTAGTCTCACCTGATGAAGGTATCCCTCCTAATTCTTTTTCTGTGGATGATAATTTTCTAGAGTCAGGTCTATTCATCGAAAAATCCCTACAATTATTATTCTTTAAATAATACAGCATCCTAGGTTTGTTATTCTCAAAAAGACCAGGCATACCATAAAACCATAATGCTTTTAATACTTCTTTATAAAAAATCTCTGGTGTTTTAGGTCTGGCCAAGTACTGAAGGAAAAACATATTAGTAGGTGCGTCTTCCATATGATACTTAGTAAGTCCAGCTAAAGCACCCTTAGATCCTCCACCGCCAACAACACCTCTAATGTCATAACTATCACAACCAAACGATCCAATATGCCCGTTCATAGGGATGAACTTTCCGTTGTATTCTCTTACGTTATTTTGTAATTCTTTTTTAGGTATCCAAGACACTAAGAAGTTACCTCTAACGTCTGGAGTGAAATAAACCTCAGTAAATTCTTCTCCATGTAACCAATTAAAATTACCCTTAGTTACAAGCTTACTAGAGGCCATAGAATCGTTGTAATCTATTTGTTGGTATATCTTCGTTAGATTATATAAAGAGTTCTTACTTTCATCTCTGAAGGCGTGAGACTCTGTTCTAGGGTACTGTCTGTAGTGTTCGTTTAATGCATCTGGATCAGATTTTAATCCCTCAACCTCATTATTCCAATAATCAATAACACCTTCCTCTATCATCATACCATCAACTCCTAACACTGGTTTTTCAGGAGTATGAAATACAGGGAATCCATATCTGTCAATAAATCCTTCATAGTTCCACTCCATAGGTATGAACAGACTGTAAAGCCCTGTTTTTGTTTGGCCGTTTTTATCTCTCTTATTTACATTAGATCCTTCATACATTTTCTTGAAGTTGTCACCTCCTTTACTCGAAGAGTTACATGTTGAACCCATCATACACTTGCCTATGATTCTTCGACCTACCCTAAGACAAGTCTTAGCTACCCTCCAATGATTTAATATGTTTTGAGGTTTCAGTATTTTACCAGACTCATCCTCCACTAGCAACTTAAGCTTTTGGCCATCATAAGAGTTGTCATCGGTCGCTTTCCAATCTATAGTAGTGTTAAGGCCGTCCATCTCTTCATCATCAAAACTATCCATGTTTTTTTTGGTTATTCTAGAAGCAGGAACGCGATAAGAAATCTCGGTCTTGGGTCTATCCATACCATCCTGAATAGGCTTAAAAAAGAAAGGATAATTAACAGATATAGGAACAACCTTACCTGTAAACATTTTTTTAGCATCAGGACCTGTCTTAGACATTATACCTAAATCAGAGTCCTTAACAGAAGTACCTATGTTTACTAGTTCAGATGAAGCCATATAAGAAAACCCAGAACGTCTGTTTTTGAGGTAAACCATACCGAAACAACGATCGTCAGCTTTACAGGCTTCCCAAAACAACCAAAATATCCTATTAGACTCTCTATATTCTGGATGTCCAACGTCAATCTTAGTCCACTGTAAATACATGTAATAAGAACCTGACACATAGGTAGGCTCCCCATTATTCATGAACCAAAAACCATTCTCTCGCCTGTCAAACTCTTCCTCTATATAAGGAATCCAATTAGACTTAAAGTTATTATCCATTTTCTTCCATTTAAAAATAGAGTTAACTCTAGAGATAGATTTAGGTACATCAAAAGGTTCCCAATATTGATCTTTCTTCTTTTTGCTTCTATGATAGACTTTTTTTGGAGCCTTAGGAAGACCAACCCTAAGCCCAGATATATTGTATATATCACCTAAAGTTCCGTCTTTAGATATAACAACAACGTCGTACTTAGAATCATAGCCATACCCCCACTTCTTGTTGCCTTTGACAGTGTTGCTTATGTTGTTATCTAAGTAATATAAGCTACTTGGCTCTTCTTTCTGCGAATGTGTCGTAGTTTTGTTTATCGCCTTGTTTTGCTTGTTCTTCAATTATATTTCTTTCTTCTTCGATTTTACTCAATATTTCTAAAGCGTCGAAAATAGCAAGTTTTTTTGCTTGTGCTGCGTTTTTTAACTTATCAGCACCTATTCCGTCCTCGTCTAGTATTATTCTTTCTTCAGCAACTTTTATAAGTTCCTTCACAGCTTTTTCACCTGAAGATATTATTTTTTCCTTTAACTTTATTACATTCATAATTTAGCTACTATATTCCTAGTGTACATTCTATAGACAGTGTTACCATCAATACTAAACTTGTACTCACTGTCAGGTTCAAATAAAACCTTATCACCCTTTAAAACTCCTAAATTATTTAGACTATCGTTAGACAAGTAAATCCTACCTGTTAAAGGTTGCTCTTTTAATGATGTATATATCAAGTCTTGATCATAATCGACAGGCTCCACAAAACAATATTCATCATGGGAATACCATTTTCCTTTTTTCTTATAAGCAAAATACTGTGAATCATCAACAAAAAAAGTATCATTTCTTAAAAAACTCCTACCACTTACCTCCCTGCCTTTCATGTCTAATTGAATCCTAAAAACATTATGATGAACAATTAAAATATCTCCTACATCTATATTACCCTTGTAATTATTAGGTAATTCTAAAACCTCAGCAAAACGATTCGTTGTTTTATGATCTTCAAAATTATTACTTATAATCATTTCTTTATCTCCAAAAGACACAACATTATCATACCTTCTTCCGTTTAAAGGTTTTACTATAAAATAAAATGGTGATTTCATTTCTAAAAATTTAAATCAGCCTCTTCTACAACAGGCATATTAATTATCTTCTTCCATTGGAACACCCCATCATCCCCTCTAACGAATATTCTGTAGTAATTCTCACTTACTTGCTCTATATACTCTATAGTATACTTACCTCCTACCACAGGCTGACCTTGATAATAGTGCATAGCATTTTTATAGTCTAAACCTATAGATATCTTTCTAATTACCATGAATTGCTCCTGTTTCAGGGTCTATTTTAACATCACCATACTTGTCTTTTATATTTTTTAATGCGTCAGACAAGTCTTGGTCAATCAAATTTGATTTGTGTAATAACGAATGTTTTTGAACCTCTAGTTTAGCAATATTGTAGTATATATCACTTTTGTTAGACTGTAAAGACTTTAGAGTCTCTAACTCTTTTTTAGTTATTTTTTTCATTTTAATTATATTTATTTAAGCAAATATAATAAAATTTAAATAGAATTAAGACAATGACCGCCTTTACCCCAATATTGCACGTCGATTATATATAAGATAACTACAACTACCCACCCTGTAATGGTTAGTTGCTTATCTCGCTGATTTTTTCCTAATACGCTTGAAATAGTTTCGTTTTTGTCGCCATGTAAAGTTCCATTTTTTTTACGTAACGTCATATTAAATAAGGTTGCAAAATGATAGTTTCCAAACTTATCTAACTCAATAGCGTTAACTTTCCAAAAGCCATTCACACGGCTTAAAAAACTGCTTCTTTTTTTATTCTTGAGTAAAACCGCTATAAAATTAGGGAATACTAAAATAAAAAATATAACGTACGCTATAATACTTAATATAAATCCCATATCTATTCTATTGTGTAATCATTAGCGGTTAAACCTCCAAATGTTTGTTTGCTTACTATTTGTTGAAGCACACCTTGCTGAATTATCCAATCTTGAATATCTAAGTAAGCCGTTAATTCACTAGGAATATTGTCTGTAAATTGGCTAATCATAACATTTACCATATCACGTGGAATACGCTCGTAATAGTCTACAACTGTATGCTGTGCATCTGTGGTTGTTTCGCCTACGGGTTTCTCAAAATGCTGAATGTATTTAACTTGAGCCTTAAATCCTTTAGACAAAGGCTGTAAAATCTCAACTTGAATTTCAGCGTGTAAATTAGTTACGCCTGTTTTAGGGAATGTTAACTTGTTTACTCGGTCTGTAATTAAACTAAACCTTTCTGCTTGTGCTTTCCATTCTTCACTTGTAATGCTTCTGTTTGTTGTTATTTTCATAAT